CTGTCCGAAAAGAAGGACGTTGCCTAATCAGAAGGTGGGTCGAAAGACCCACCTTTTTTAACGGAAGGAAATCCAATGAAGTATGTGATTTATAGAGAAGCCATAGACGATTATGGTCAAGGCGACACTATCAAATTTGATAAGCTAGAAGATGCTCAATCATGGTGGAAAGAATGGTTTGGCAATAGCTTTGAATATGGTGGTGGATATATCGTTTCTCATGATGGTGTGCTTACGGCTAGAATTTCTGTCGAGCCACACGATGCAATGGGAAAAAGAGAAGTCCAAACTTTGGTCACTGGTCGTGATCCTCATGCAGATCTTAACTAAGGAGAATAAAATGGATCTTATTACTGAAGTAAAATTAGCCTATAAAAGAGGAGAGTTACTCGCTCTTAAAAAGGCTATAGCAGAACTATATGTTCTAGAAAATGAAGTGTTAGAAGAAATAAATAAGTTGGAGGAAGTAAATGAAACTCAAGTTCAAAGTAAATAGAAAAGGTAAGAGAGCCGTGCATAGGAAAACTAAGCACGGCAAATGGTCAACCTCAATGGTTAAGACTTCAAAGTTTAATTTCAAATAGCCATCTCCTTGGTTAGTTAGTCAAGCAACGAAAGTTGCTTGGCTTCTTTTTTATCCCCCGAGCCTCATGATTCCAACAGTCCAAACATCTCCCCAACCCGACTCTCCAGTCCCCTTCGGGACTGGGTGTGCAAAAGTAGAACGGATCGCAATGCGTTGTGTCGCCTCGATCTGTGTAGTTGCGATCCGTTCTACTCTGGCTCATTTTTGTGGGTCGCAAATGGAGGCAGTCGCCTCGTCCTTCGAAGCAAAAGTGCAGAAGATCGCAAAGATTTATGATTATTTTTTCGATTACTGTTTGCGATCTTCTGCACTTTTAATTGACTTATGGGATTACTTGGGATACGATTACATAGGTTCTTTATGTCCAAAATTCAGAGCCGATCTGTTTGACATAGTTGGTGACTTTTTTTTAATTTCAATTAGCTTGAAGGAGAATTGCTATGACTAAATTTTATAAACTAGATGATCGTGAACTTTGCATCATGATGGATTTTAAAAATCGTGTTTCAGAATACAGATACGATGACGAGTGTGAATGTAACGAGAGTTGCTTCCCCCACTCTAGAGATGTCTGCTCTCATTGTTCCATGGCGATAGATGAAGTATCAGATGAACTTCGTAGAGAGGTGCTAGATGATATTGAGATGCACGATGAACGAGAAGGTATGCTTGATGATGGTCAGATGTTTTACAATCATCATGAAGCTAAAGATGGGTGGTTCAAATGATTAGACTTGAACTTACACATCGTCAGTTTGAAGCATTACAGTTGGCTTGTGAATCCATGAGACAGAACATTTTAGCAGAGTTCGATCAACCTCATGAGTACAGATATTATGACAGACATACTGTAAAGGCTTTCAATAATCTTTTGGAAGAGATTGCTAATGTTAAATAAGACCAATGCCCACGGGATTTCCGTGGGCATTTTTTTTGAGCTGCCTCCAGGAGGCGAGTCGTCCAGGCCTCGGGTTCTTGGGGTGCAAAAGTGCAGAAGATTGCAAAACTATTCTGTTTTTTTTGCTACTTGCAATCTTCTGCACTGGACTCATTTCTGTGGGTCGCAAGAGAAGGGGGACTCGCCGTGCCTCGGGAAGCAAAATTGCAGAAGATCGCAAACTTTATGTTTTTATTGTTACTTCCGATCTTCTGCAATTGATGTGGCTTTTCGATTTGCAGAACCAAGACAGTCGAGGAGTGAGCCATAAATCAAGAAGCCTTCGGTGTCGTGGGACAGAGGGGGGTTGCAAGGCAACCTCGAAGAGGTTGCCTTGCATAGAGTACCACCATCAAATAAATATATAATCGACTTAGAGGGTGCTTGAACCAAGAAAAAAGAAACATAATTATTGGCTTTTATCCTCAAATGCGTTGCAATTTGTGAAGGTTCGATCTTAAAAGTGTTTCCTTTTGTTGGCGATTTTAATTCAATAAACAAAGGCAGTTTTTCATTGATAATTATTAAATCGGGAAAACCACTATTAAACTTATTTTCTATTTTTTGAATAAACGTACCTTTTGGAAGTTGATTTTTTATGCTTAAAAAAAAGTTTTTTTCTGTCATTTTTTACTTGCCTTTTATGGGATAATTTGGGATAAATAAAAGATAATAAAGTTTAACATAATAAAAAGCGAAAGGAAATATTATGGGAAATAGAGCAGTAATATCTTTTAAGTGTGAGGGTGTACCAAAAGAGTATTCCCCTTCAATTTATCTTCATTGGAATGGAGGAAGAGACAGTATTGAAGGTTTTCTAAAGGCTCATGAAAAAGCAGACTTTAGAGGTGGCGACTATGGAATTGCTAGACTAGTTCAATTAATTACTAATAGTTTTGATGGTGGTTTATCTGTTGGTGTTGGTGTCTATTGTCAAATGGATACAGACAACGGAGATAATGGGGTTTATTGGATTAATCCAAATACTTTTAAAATTGTTGATAGAGAATTTAAAAGACATGAAGAACAACAAGTTTATAATATAGACGAGTTCGCCAATTCAGTTTTAAAAGCAAGTAATCTTCCAACATATAAAACCGAAGATAACGAAGAAGGTTTATCTTTAGGCGACATAGAAAGTGCTATTTATAATGGTTATACTGTCCATTGGAAGAATAGAAACTATACAGTAATTAAAGATAAAATCGGGCAATATTTAATTAAGTGTTTAAGCAATAGTTATTGCGTTGGTTTAACTAGATCTGATGGGACTTTAATTGAAGATCCAAAAGATTTTTTTCTAGCATAGGAGGAACAATTGGAAAGAATAGATTTTTGGGGTTTTGAAATAATTTACAAAATCCACGAAGAGATTGAAGAGGCAGAGGAATTTGCCTCTTCACAATATCAAAATTTAAACCAAGAAGGAGAGCAAATTGAAAGCATTATTTATTGATCCAACAGATCAGACGATCAGAACTTTAAGTTATGATGGAGACTATAAGAGCATCTATAGAATATTAGATTGCACAACTTTTGAGTGTATCTATCCTTTTAATAATGAAGATACTGTTTTTATAGATGAAGAGGGTTTACTAAAAGAAAGTAACTTTGCTTTTAATATCGTGGCAGACAATCCTAGATTTAGTCAAACTCTTTTCGGAAAGGCTTTAGTTTTAGGCACAGATGCAGAAGGCGAAAGTGTTGAATGTAAAACTACTTTAGAAGACTTGAAAAGCAGAGTTATCTTTCAAGGTAAAGTTTCAATTAAACATGGTGCAGACGGATTTACTGTTAAACCTTTTGAAGAGGGAGACGAAAGAACTCTTGAAGATGTTGAAAGAGATTGGGAACAAATCAAGGAAAATTGGAGGCTAGATGCAGAATGACTTGTATAATTTGTAAAGGCGAAATAGAGCCATTGAAAAATGCAGAAGGGATCGTGTATTGGACAGAGGGACACAATGCCGAACCAATCGCAGAAGGCAGATGTTGTGATAGATGTAACGAGGATATTGTTGTTCCACATAGAATTGCAGACATGATGACATCATTAAAAAAGTAGCAGTTATCAAAGTAGGACACGGATTTATTCGTGTCTTATCTTGAAAATTGCAACAACCAACGAAAGGAAAAGATATGCAGATTTCAAAACTAGAGGTAAAAAATATCTCACACTATGCAAGAGGATCAGAAGAGACCCCTTGTTATAATGCCACAGTATACATCAACGGCAAGAAAGCAGTTGAAGTATCTAATGACGGACATGGTGGAAGTGATAGACAACACACCTATCCCGAAAGTGGTTTTGGACTTCAAGATATTAATAAATGGTGCGTAGAAAAGTTTGGTCAAGAGACTTGGGAGTATGGTGGAAAGACCTATTCCACAGATCTAGACTTAGAGCATTACTGCCACCAAGAGTTATACAATTGGCTTGATGCTAAAGAGTTGAAGAAGGAAATGAAAAAGCAATATCTTTGTGTTGATAAAAAAGACGACAAAGAATTTTTAGTTGCTTGGAAAAGACCTATTTCAAAAGTGGTTGATGATGATGGTTTTCAGACTTGGCTTAAAAAGAACCAACCACACATGGTGGGAAAGTGTCTTAACTTTTTACCATTCGATCAAGCATTAAAATTGTTTAGGGAGTACACATAATGGATCGTTTAAGAGTTGATGTTGATTATGTTGTCAGAAGAATTGAAGAAGTAATTTATTCTGATGAAACAGATGTAACGATAGCATTAGATATGGAAGAATTTTTAATTGAACTAAAAGAAAATCTTAAAAACCATAAAGATGCTAAGAGAAGAAGAGTTATTGATAAGGAATATAAAGAAAAACTTGTCGTAATAAAAAAAGCAGAACAAGACTTAATAGAAAGAAGGAGGAAGAATAATGGGTAGATACTATGATGGAGATATCAACGGCAAATTTTGGTTTGCCGTGCAATCGAGTGAAGATGCAGACTTCTTTGGAGTACAAGGAGAAGCAAGGTTCTTAAGTTATTACTTTGACGAGGACAACAAAAAAGATGTCCATAGAGGTTTACTAGAGTGTGATAGACACTTGGGTAAATACAGAAAACTCTTAGATGAATTTTTTGAAAGTCGTGAAGGTTATAATAATAAGACACTTGCAGAGTATCTGAATGAAAAAGCACACCCCACAAATCATACTGAAGAAGGGGTTCGTTATTATTTAGAATGGTATGCAAGACATATGCTTGGTAAAAAGATTTATGATTGCATACTTGAGCAAGGCGATTGTAGTTTTGAGGCAGAGTTATGATTACCTTAGAATGTCTTAAAAATGCAATCGCAGATATTAAAGAAACTGAAAAGGAGTGGGTAAATGATTCCCACTCCAAAGCAGAGTATGAGGGTGCTTGTCAAGGTTTAGACATGCTTTTCAGACACTTTAAAGAAATATCAGATGCAGAAAAATTGGAGAAAGAAAAATCATGACAACAAGTTACAGTAAAATCAAAGGTAGATCAAAAGGCTATAGATATAGAAATTCTATAGTCGATCTGCAAAGAGATCTTCAAAGAGCAAATGCTAAGAAAACCAAAGAAGAGTTGGGGGAAGATGAAAGATTTGAAGACGACCCTCGTGCTTTAAAAGAAATAGAATATGGTCGAGTAGTAAAACAATCTACTACTATGAAATATTCTTTGAAGAAAGGAAATGTATTTGATGCTTAAACACCTAGACTTGTGTAGTGGTATTGGTGGCTTTGCCGTGGGTTTTTCCATGGCAAAGTTATCAGAGCCTATGGCTTTTTGTGATACCGAAAAGTTTTGTCAGAAGGTTCTTGCTAAGAACTTTCCTAATATTCCAATCTATGATGATGTAAAGGAGATCGCAGATGACCCAACAAGATTTATTTCAGAAAGACCCGATATCCTCACAAGTGGATATCCATGCCA